TCACCGCAATAAGTATTTCCATCCGATATAGTCATTTCAGGTCCTCCTCGAATAGATTTTTTTGTATTGGCTCTTTCTGCTCTTTTTCCATAAGAGCATTTACCCTTGTTATCTCTGCATCAATCTCACTCTCTAAACTCTTGCTTTGCCTGAGAGCAGCCTGTGAGCGAGTGCGGAAGTACTCTTTCTGAGCCTTCCGCATCATCGTCACTCGGTCGAAGAATTGTCTTGCGTTCATTCTTTCGGCTTGTATTTATACACATCCATCAGAGCGGTCTCTGATATACTCACAATATCGAAGTCTGCCATAGTACCTTTCATCGCAGCTCTGAAATTATTCATATCATCGATGAGGTCTGCGGCTTGAACGATGTAGTTGACATTGCTCCGCTTCTCAGCAAGCGTTTTCTCGTTGATTAAGATAAAGGATGCCTTTATCTTGTAGAACTTATCAACGGAGCTATCTTCGGTAAAGAATATCTCTGATATATTGGTTCTCTTCACAGCGGAGACGCTGAACTCTCCTTGCATATAGGGAGAAATCTCTTCGGTAATGCGAGCTTCTGCTTCCGAGAAGCTGAGAGCGTCAACCAAGTATGGTTCATTTACCATCTTCTGCATTCCGTTCTCCATTATCTTTACGTATCTGACTTTCGTCTCAATCCAATTTGCCATAATGATTGTTTTAATTATTAAACTTGGTTTATTTCTCACTATCTGATTTCTCAGACTTTTTCTTTCGGGTGCGCTTCGCTTTCGGCTTTTCCTGAGCCTCTTTCTCTGCGATATTCTTTGCCGCATTATCCTTGGCTTTCTTGATGGCTGCATTACGAAATGCAATCAGGACAATCTGCTGCACCGTATTCCTCTCGCCTGAGCTGAGGGATGACTTCTTCTCCTGAATCAAATCCCACTCCTTCACGATATCATCGGGATTGAGGATGCCTTTCTCATCGAGATTGACGAAAGGATTGCGTTTCAACTCGCCGCTCTTACTTGCCAAGCGGACTTTCTCGCGATTCTCTTTTGCATTAGCGATGACCTCTGCAATCTGAGCCTTCACTTCTTCAGTAGTGAGACTCTGTTCTTGATTCTTTTCTTCCATTTTGATTGATATTAGAAGTTATTTTGCTTATTGATTTCTTTTACTCTCTTGCTTATCTCGCAATCAGAGCATCGAGCTTTATCCATTTCGCAGAGCGAGCAGGGAGCGAGGGCAAATCCGCAATGCTGACAGATATAGACCTTATGCCCATCACTCCGAAACTCATTCTCGCTCTCGCAATTCGGACACCACTCTTCAAATTTCGTGATTGTGAATGCCGTATTAGTCGAATAATGATTTCTGTGATTTCAGTTGCTCCATACCCTTGATATTCTTGATAGCCTCCTTGAAATAGCTCTCTTTCAGCTCAAAGCCGATGCCGAAACGATTGAGCTTGACTGCCTCATAGACCTCTGAGCCGATGCCGAGGAAAGGAGTCAGAACGGTATCGCCCTCGTTGCTCCATAGAGTGATGGCTCTATCGATAGTATCGAGCTGCAAAGGACAGATATGTTTCTCGTCTGCTTCATCACGACCTTTGGCTGCATTGAGAGTATTCGAGTAGTCAATATCCATCCAAACAGGCGATGCGTACTTCTGCCATGTATCGACAGAGATATTGCAGTGAACAGGATGCTCATGCTCGCCCTCTTTGCGGAATACCATCAAGTAATCAGGAATACCGACACGGCTCATGGCTGCATCTTTGCCGACCTGCTTATGCAACAGACCGAGAGCCTTTGTGCGCTGCATCTCCGTGACAGGATTCTTCCAAATCGTTACTCTCGAATGATAGATGAAACCTACCTCTGTAAATGCCTGGAGTATCATGCCTGAGAAATCCCTGAGACCGATATATCCCTCTTTGCCTTTCTGAATAGGCAAATCCATGCAATGTACGGCGATATTTCGCCCTCCCCACATGACACGATAAAGCTCTTTCACGAGGAACTTGAATGCCTTGAAAAACTCCTGATAATCCTTTGAATTACCCATATCTTCGAGCTTATCAGAGTAGGTATAAAGCTCTGCGAATGGTGGCGAGAATATCGAGAAACCGATACTCTCGTCAGGGAGTGACTGAATGAGCTGCACACAATCGCCAAGACGAATATCGCAGCGGTCTGATTTATACTGATTACTTACTTCCATCTTTTTGAGTATTATTTTATTCTTGATATTACGATTCATTGCCTCAGTCATAGCCGACTGCATCTCGTTAAACGCTTTCTGCTTTGCATCGAAGCTATCTTTCACGTTCTGCATCGTGTCGGTTGTGATGAGATAGATATTGACCGCCTCTTTCTGTCCGAAACGATAGGAACGGCGGATTCCCTGATAGGTTGCCTCAAAGGAGAAATCGAGAGAGGCATATATCTGATTGTGACAGTTCTGATAATTGAGACCGAACTGAGCGATTTTGAGCTTTGTGATGAGAATACGGAAATCGCCATTGCCGAAGCCGAGCAGCTTTTCTTTCTTGTATTCTCTCGAATCAGAGCCTTTCACCTCGATTGCCTCAGGCAGCAGGGAACGGAGATATTTTCCCTCGTAATCGTGACCTATCCAAATGATAAAGTTCTCATCGGGTCGAGCTTTCACCATCTCAGCCACTCTATCAAGACGGAATTTGTATGTCAAGCGCATCTCTTTATGAAACTCGGTTGCTGATACGGCAGATGTATTGAATAGCATTCCGTTGTTTCGCTTGGGAGTCTCGATAATATCCTGAATGACATTGAGAGGTGGAAGATAGTATCCGTTATCATTGAAGCCAATATCACTCGGTTTGTTGAGCATCACCGCCCATGTTGAGACGAAATCCCAAAAGCTCTGCTTTGCATGACCTTTGAGCCTCCAATCTGAGGTTGAACCTCCGTCATGCACGAAATACATTGCGAGCATCTCAGAGCGGCTCATCACATCGAGGAACTCAGCATGATTGCAGATTTCCGTGGTGTCATTCGGTGATGGCGTAGCCGTGCAAGCGAGCTTATAGGGAGTGCGCTTGAATTGTTCTATGATATATGTTCGGGTCTTGCCCTGAAAGTTTTTCAGGATAGAGCTTTCATCGAGAACGATGCCTCCGAATGATGATACATCGACATTCGGCAGATTGTCATAGTTCGTGATGAAGATTCCGCACTCATCGAGATTGTTAGGTAGCATCTCATCGTAATCCATCACCTTATAGCCGAATTTCTTTCCCTCTTTGATAGTCTGAGAGATAACGGCGAGAGGTGCGAGGATGAGAACAGGCTGGTCTGTATGCTCGAAAACCTTTTGCGCCCATTCGAGCTGCTGAATGGTCTTTCCGAGACCGCAATCCTCAAAGAGAGCAAACTTGCCGACCGCCAATGCTCGTTTCACACAATACTTCTGAAAGTCGAATAGTGCAGGAATGAGGTCTGCATCCTCAACGGCAAAGCCACTCTCGATTCTCTGAGTTTTCTTCATTTCGAGAAACTCATTATACTCTTTCTTTTCTTGCTCTGTCATGTTGTGTTGAAATTTTATAGTTTATCATGTTCGTAAATCTCTTTGTCGTATATCTTGGCAGCTCGATATTCGAGGTTGCAGCCTTTCGATGACTGCCAAGCATGGTCGAGATAGATAGCATCGCATTCGATGACTACTTGAATGCAGTTACCCATAGCGACAGCTTCTGAGATATTCTGCGACTTATTCACATCGAAAGAGGAAACAAAAGAATATCCATAGAAACGATGGTCGGTCTTGATAATCTCTTTCAGTTCTCTCACTCGCTTCTGAGCAGCCTTATACTTATTCCTGAAATCTTGCTCAGGTCGGGCGTTGATTGGTGTTGCAATATAGAGTTTCATTGCTTATCTGTTTTACAAGGCGGTATGACCGCATATTCGACATAATGTTTTCTTTCGCTACAAAAGCGACCATTCACTCCGAGATATGATTTCGGGCAGTTGGCGCATTGCTCATTTGTTAGACTGCTCATATCGGTATCTGAATTTAGTGAAGTGAATGACTGCAAGCGGTTCTGTCAGGTCGTATCTCTCAAACCAATTTCTCCAATCGACCTCAGATAATCCATCATTATGAGCGAGAGTTTTGCAATCTACGGAACATTCGCCTACGAATTTCGGATGAATAGTTGCGCATCCTGCTACCACCATCTTCTGAATGCCGATACCATCGGCTTTCGTGAGGTTGCAGATGATTTCCTGCTTACTATGATATGGCTTTCCTGACCATTGACGGATGGAGATTTGAGCTTCGCCTCTCTCGATTTGCTCGAAACGCTTTGCCCATAACTCATAGTTCGTCCGAATGGTATGCAGCTTAGGGTGACGATATAAGCATTCTGCGCCACGATTAAAGACCTGACCTGCATTAAATGCTGCTCTGAAATTGGTCGGTTCACCTTTTTTGCGATGATAAGCAGGAAAAACCTTTGATAGTGTCAATATATAAGTTTTCATCGTGAGCCTCCTTTCTTAATCTTGACATCTGCACAATCGAGCAGGTTGATTACATCACCGAGGATATAGAGTTTATTATCATCAATCAACCCATCTATATCGTTATAGATATTTTGCAGAACGGCAGAAGCGGATTTTATCCAATTTCGATATTCCTCAGCCTTGAAGCCTGTCTCTGTCTGCCAAACCTTTTCATCGAATATCTGAGGATTAATGATAAGCTCGCATCCTGCATCGCTATGTTTGTCAGCAGCTCTCTTTTCTCTTGTAAGCATTGCGACACATTCCCTGCATCTTTTCCTATATGATTTTGAGAAGTCTGAGAAATGCAGCTCACGACCGCATATTTCGCATTTCTTGGTTCCCATTTTACTTTACACTTTTTGGAAGTAGATGACCGAGACGTTTGATAGTTTCTGCATCTACTTTGTTATTGAACTTAGTGCAATTCCTCTCGTGCAAGCCTGTTGCGAGCCTACCGCAGCAACAGAACATTGTCTGTTGGTCTGATAGGTCATTGAAAGACTGTTGGCGAGTTGTCAGAAAGAGACCGAAATAGTTATCTTTCAGGTAAGCCAACTTTTCCAATTTCTTCATATTTAATCCTCCTTTCTTTCAAAATTATCGCATATCTTACCATATTTCAGAGCAGAATAATATAGCTTCTGATTTATAAACTTAGTATTACGAACCTCTTTAGGCTTCATATCGCATATATAACCGAAGTTATAACTTGCCTGATTTATCGAAGTCTGTCCTTTATGATAATGCACGCAATCTCTGCATCGAAAATCAGTCTCTTTGAGGGTTCTCTGCTTACGCTTGAATACCATCACCTTTCCATTGGCTACGATTGCTCTGCAATCATCAGCTATTGTGTATTCTCCTTCTTGGAGCATTACTCTCATACTCATCTTAATCTCTTTTTATATTCATTAAAACCTTTCTTAAAACCTTCCTCGAATGCTTTGCAGCATATCTCCGAAATCTCAGGAGTGCATCTCATCAAGTATCTGCATCTCCTGCAAGCTCTGCTTCTGCCATTCGTCTCTTTAGCTATACGCTCAATAGACTTTCTCGCTGCATCAGGCTTGCGAATGAACTCTATATCCGTACTGAATATCTTCTCACTACTCCAACATACATCGGATAGCTCATTGAAGTCTATTTTTCTATCATCCTTATCCGTCAAATCACCGATTTGCAGATAATTTCTTTTAGGTATATTCTTCATATTGCGTTGAAATATGATTTAACATTGTTTTCCTTGCGTATCTTGCGATTTCTTTTCAAAGATGAACAAATACTTATTCTCGCATAAAAACTCGCTTAAAACGCTTTATTTTCGATAGGTCGCATTCTCGAATATCACGACTTCAAGCATTTCATTAAATCGGTCTGCTATTCGCTTCCCATATTTCTCTAAAACCTGCTTGCTCGTTAAATTGGTAGTAATAGCCGTGAAGAGCTGATTATTGTATCTATACTCTATCAGGTCAATCATAGGATTAAGTACATTGCCGTAGTCAAGAACCTCTGTAGCCTCTCTCCCCATATCTTCGATAGCTATCATCTGACGCATCTTTAATTCTTGAAAGCTCTTATAATCCTTTGCGTAATGAGCAATATCTTTTGCATCAATAATTGATATTCCGACTGAATTATCTTCAAATCCTCCGCAATCCCTAATGAGATTGATGGATGATTGCAGAGCGTAGAGAAGGGTGGTCTTTCCGTTCCCGCAAATTCCGCAGAACATGATGCCGAATTTAGAGCTATCAGATGTGAGAAACTTTGCAAGATTTCTCACGTTTGCTTTCGTGTACTCATCATCAACAAATGAGCGATGCCTGTATTCGACCTCTGCCATATATGAAGCCATAAGAAAGTCTGCTGCCTGCTCTTCCGTCATAGGAAAGTTAAAACGAGGTCTTGTAATCTTCCGATGAAGAAGCCTCGACTTCATAGCTTCTACGTTTATCTTGCTTTTCTTGTTGATAAATTCCATTGTCTTGCACTTTGTTTTGTTTATTATCATAATTGCCCTCTATTACCTTTGGGAAGTTATTGGGCAGAATGAGCCACGAGAAATCAGCAATCCAACCTTTTTGGTTCTTGCCGTTCAAGAAGTCGCTGCGAGCTGCTTTCTTCACCATCTCAATTAATGCTTCTTTTCCAAACTCCCTGCATCGAGCGAGAATATGCTTCCTGCGTACTCCTGCAATAATGCGAAGTTTTGGAATGAGAGCATTTGCAGCATCCATTTCGCCATTAAAGAACTGAATAAATTTCGATAAATCAATCTTCGGAGATTGCTCCGACATCTTGTCGGAGTAATCATCTGAACGAAGTGAAGATGATATATTATATATATTATTATCTTTACTATCTATATATTCTTCTCTTGTGGCATCAAGGTGTGCATCAGGGTGTGCATCAGGGTGTGCCTTATGGTCTGCATCAAGGTGTGCATCGAGGTATGCTTCATCATTGTCATATATATCTGATTTACAATAATTTTGAGGTGCTTCAAGGTATGCACTAACCTCTGTACTAACCTCTGCATCACTCTCTGTACTATTATTTGCTTGATACTTGTCATAATTCAATACCGTGATAATAGATATATTACTACCGACTTCTTTGCTTATCATTTCTTCTTTCTGCAAGAGGTTAAGGAACGGTTCAACCATAGAGCGTGAGCGTCCCCACCTCTTGCATAAGAAGGAAAGGCTTGCGATAAACTGACCTCTACGCAGGGCTACGAGCTGCTTCCCTACAAGCTGCTTACGGTCTTTCCATGATGCCATAAAAAGAATATCAAGCCACCATTTTAGTCGCTCGGCATCCTGCCACAGCCAATGCTTGGAAATCTCCGTATCTATTTTTATCCACCCTGCCATTTTTTAGTTGTGTGTTTTTATTACTACCTCCATAAATTGAGTTCTAATCCGCTTTTCGCAACATATACAGGCTTCCCAGATACTTTCTCCATTTCTTCTTTGAATATCTCTGAATTGCTATTATTATCAGATAGATGAAGAAGTATAAGCTCCTTTACATTAGATAGGTCATTAGCTTTTATAATATCCTTTGCTGTCTGAATTTCCATATGCGAATGAAGAAGTCTGTCTCTCATAGATACTGGCACTATTCCTGCATCTATATTCTCTTGCAATATCTTATCGCAATAGTTTACTTCAATCATTATATGATTGAGATTTGGCACGATATATTCAAGCATCATAGTATCCGTAATAAAGAGTGTCTTACCCATCTCCTGATGCTCTATGATGAACCCTAAGCAGGGAACATCGTGAGCTACAGGCAGTGCGAAAATCTTGAAGCCTCCGACTTTATATCCGTGCATCGGCTCAATAGTCTTGCAGAATGAACGATTTGATATTTTGTGAGAGTCGAATACATCTTCAAGAGCGAGAACCTTTATACCGCTTGATATAACATCTTTGAGAAACTTGGAATGGTCTCTATGCTGATGGCTAATTAAACAGCCGATAACATTATTTATCTTGAAGTGCAGAGCTTTTTTAATCTCAATAGCAGGATTACCTGCCTCGATGATTAAAACACCGTCAGACGCTTCTAAAAGATAGCAATTACCTTTTGATGATGAGCCAATAACTTTGAGTACCATTCTTCGTTTCTTTTAGGAATTAGTAATTAGGCATTTCTTCCTGTGAAGCATCGGCAGAAGCAGTTTTTATCTCTCCCGTTGCGATGCCAACCTCTTCATAAGAGTTTTCATCAATCGTGATGGTCTGCTTGTTCGCTTGCTCTTCGATGATGTCGTTTCTGCTTGCAGCATCCTGCTCATCCACATCTTTGGATATTGCGTTCTGCATCTCTACAGAGAGATAGCCATACTTAGATAACAGCTTTCTTATTGTGGTTTTCAGAGCCATGTCATTGAAGTTGCCTTCCCAACCAACTTTCTTGCTCACGATGCCATCATTGGCTTTAGCGATGAGCTGCTCAATAGTGGTATTCTTATTGATGCTCGGAGAGTATCTTTTTGCATAGGCTGCCATATCTTCCACCGATACATACAGGGTCTTAGAGAAGCCGTTGAGAAGCTCGAAGTAGCAGAAGTAACCAACAATCTTGTCGCTCTTCTTCTCGCCATCGAAAGCGATTTCTCCCGTGAGCTTATTCACCTTTCTAAGCTCACCCTCATATACATAGTCGGCATTGATTGTGCGATACTCTCCTGTACGCATAGCAAGCTGAATATATCCCTTATAACCAGGAATGAATGTTGGGGTAGGAACTTTGGTCCACGAACCATCAGGGTTCTTTACGCTGTTGTTATAAACAACGATATAAGCGAAACCGAGTGCCTTATTGAGAGGAAGCCTCAAAGTGGCAGCTCTCAATGCTTCTGCAATCACCATCTGAGGTTTGCAGGTCTGCAAGCTCTTGTCACCTGTAAATAGGTCGATTAGTGATGCCACGAAAGCATCCTTATGCTCTCCGAGAGCATTATTAAACTGAGTTTGAACTGACGGAGCATTGATTACCGATTTGAACAGGTCAATAGGACGCTCCTGCTTTGCAACATTTGTCTGCTGCTGGCTTACTACATTATTCATAATGCGTTGAAATTAATTGTGAAACATTATTTGATTGATAACTCATTATCTGTGGTTACTACGAGCTTGATTACCTGAGATTGCGATGATATGAACTCATTCACGCTTTCAGCGTTATCAATAAAGATTGGTGCAGTGATGCCCTCGAACTTGCAAATAGCATTGATTATATCGATGCCCATATTGATTTGCATTGCATTGTTCTGACCCGAATAAGGCACACCATTCACGACAGCTTCGCAAGTCTCTATCTCGCCTCCGTTAATCTGCTGCTCATACATCTTGAATTTTACAAGCGAGAACATACCGTTTATTCTCTTGTCGATAGCTTCAATACGTGCTTTATTGAAAGCTGCCATCGTGAACTCTATGCGCTCCAATTCTGCAAGCTCTTGAGCACCTTCTTTATATTGTTTTTCAAGCTCACCGATGCGTTGAGTATTGCGCACGATGGTTTCTCTGAACGAAAGTGTCGCTTTCAGGTCATCAATCTCTAATTTCAGAGTTGATAGTTCTTTTTTCTGAGCAGAGAAATCAATACTATTCGTATCATTGCTATCTTCAAGAGCTTTCTCTTTCGATGCAATAGTATCTGATAGCTCTTTGTATTCATCATTGCTATCAATAGCAGGGCGAGCATCAGGCTCAATCAAGTTGATTGTATAATCTTCGGATGATTTAAGCGTTTCAATCTCTTCTGACGCTTTCTGCAATTCGCCATCAATACTTGAAATAGCTTCTTCTGCATCCTGCATCTTCTTTTTATTCTCTTGACCTTTTCTATTATTCTCAGTCAGTCGAACGGATTTATTTAAATTGAAGTTCTCAGTCATTTCCTGCTGCTTCTTCTCAATGTCATCTATATCGAGAGGACGCTTACAGGTAGGGCAAACGAAATCATTCTCATTAAATGTGATGGTAGAAGCATTGACGCTCTTCCATTCTGCTATCAGCTTTTCACGATATGCAGAGCATTCTTCGATAGTATGCTTCAAGCTATCTTTCCGAGAGCTTAGGCTTCTTATATTTCTTTCAAGTTCTGAGATTTTTGATTGTATCTCATTCTTCTTAGAAATAGAGGCTCTATAGTCAGCAGTCACCTTTTCCTTGATTTCGTATTCAAGTCTCAGTTTCTTCTCTTTCAGTTTACCAAGTTCTTTTATAGCTTCCGAGCGTTGCTTGGTTACTGCCTCATTCTGCTTAGATAGGTCAAGCATTTCAGCTTCAATCTTAGATACACGCTCTTGCTTCTCTTCGATAGATTTCTCAATAGAAGGATAGTCGTATTCAGATAAAGATGCTATATCTCTTTTACGCTCATCTATACGCTCAGGAATAGCCTCAATTCCCGCTTTAATTCTTCGTTTCTTGGCTTGAATTTCTTTCTTATACTCCTCCATCGTCTTTCCTGTAAGAGAAGCGAGGAGAGCTGAGAAATCATCATTCCCTGCTGCTATATCTGCATCCGATAATTCTCCTGCCATACGGAATAGCATTGCACGCTGAACACCAGGCTTCTGAGATACGAAGTACTTAGGATTGGTGATAAACTTGAATACCTGCTCTGAGCAGATATTAGAAATCTTCTCATTCCATTCTTTAAGAGACATCGGCACATTATTATACAGACGCTCTTCCTCGTGACCTGTGAACTCTTCTTCTATCTCACCTCTACGCTTTACCCATTTTTCATTGAAGCGTCTGCAAAGTTCGATAGTCTCTCCATCTACGACAATAATCGCACTCACCTCGTGTGGCAGCTTCGGTATCGCTTTACCATTTTCATCGAGAGTCTTGAAATTGAATGCTTTCCTGTCTTGGCAATCCTTTCCGAACAACAGCCAAGTGAAACCATCGAAAATAGAGGTCTTTCCCGACCCATTACGACCGCATATAGTCGTAATGTCTTCATTGAACTCAATGGTCATATTCCTGAAACCTTTGAAGTTCACGAAATGGATTTCTTTAATAATAATACTTCTCATTGCGTTGAAATTATTGTGAAACATAATACTGAGCCACTTTCTTTTTGGTCGCAGTCTCAATCATATCGACCTTGATGTTTACTTCGGGATGGTCTCTCCGAATATCGCTGATACGAGAGGCGAGCCGCATACAGCCAAAGAGTTTCAGAGCTTCGAGACTCGTGATGCGATGACCCTCCATCAGATAGGCGAAAATCCTCTTATTCTGACTTTCGGATGATTCGAGATTCTGATTATCATTCATATCTTAAAACTTTGGATGGTTAATAACTACATGAGTTGTCGCAAGAGCCTTGACCTCTTCATTGGTCGGCACTCTATCTTTGAGCATCCACGCCTCTATCTCTGATTTCTTGAAATAGGTATTCTTGCCCTGCTTGTAATAAGGGAGTTCTTTCTCGCTCGTCAGATGTCGGACTCTGCTTTCAGAGAGACCGAGCATCAGAGCAACCTCTGAGACGGTTAGAGCCTCTTTCGATTGAATGAGGATGAGCCTCTCAATTCGTTCAAGTCTTTCATCTGCACTCATCGTTATTCCTCATTCAAAATTTCTGAGAGTTCAGGAACGAGGTTCTTACTCTCCCAATGATTTACAAGCTTATACAGGAGATACCCTGCACCGAAACCGATGACCTTTGAGAGTATCAGCTTCCAAGTCCATTCGCCAATAGGCAATGTATCTTCAGGAGTGCCGAATACTCCGACCACTACCACAAAGCCGATTACTACCATTAGGTAATACCGCCAATTAAGAAATGCCTTTTTCATATCAAAACCTTTCTCCAAAGTTTAAGATTGATATTTTGATTACCATTGAGCGATTTCCATCAACATCGAATGTCTGAACATCGTCTGTGATACCGCTTTCTTTATTCTCTGCTTTCCTCTTTGAAAGCTCATTCATCCAATCGGATAATTCCGCAGGAACAGGGAAAGTAACTGATTTTCGAGTGCGTCCGCATTCAGCGGAAATACACATCTTTTTGATTCCTTTCTTTTCTGCCATACTGATGATTTTTGTTGTGTTGAAATCCGTACATTAGCGTTTAGGAAATAAATAATCAACATTTACTCCGAAATGCTCTGCGATAATACTCTGAGCGAGCGCATCGGGAGTCTGCTGCCCTGAGAGCCACATTCTAACAGTATTCTCAGTTCGATGAGTGATTTTCGCTACCTCAGAAACGAACTCTTGTGCAGGCGTAGGCTTGCACTTTTGCTCGTTGTAGAGTTCAAGAAATGTTTTTTCTGCCATACTTTAATTATTTTTAATGTTACTATTGCGCTTATTAGGCACTATTTTATTATATTTGCACCAAAATTTTCATCGGATGCAGCAATAACTTTAATTATTGATGATGCAAAATTAAGGCATTGCTTTGAATTAAACAAATAATTCGAGGCTAAACTTTGAATAATTAAGATTTATTAAACATTTGCTTTGAATTATGGAAGAAACTATAAAGGAAAGATTGACCGCTTATCTAAGATATAAGGGCATCAATAAATCGGAGTTTGGAAGAATAATAGGTGTTTCTAATGCTTATATCTCTTCTATAAGAAAATCTATTCAGCCTGATAAAGCTGAAAAGATTGCATCATCATTCCCTGATTTGAATATTGCGTGGCTTATGACAGGAGAGGGAGATATGATTAAGGGAGCTATTACTCAAAATGCTAATGGAGATAATAATACTCAGATAGCAGGCAATGGCAATCATATTAATAATGCTGCCACTCTTGATAAGGCAATAGATGAAATCTCAGCTATGAGAAAGCTGCTTGAAACAGCTATACAGAACAACAAAGAGCAAGCAGATAAATTCTTCTCAATAATAGAAAGAATAACCACTAAATAGATTTCTATGGAAGCAATCGAAAAGTATATCACTCTTATTCAGTATCTAAAAAAGAAGATACGGAATGAGCATTTATCTTATCAAGAAGTATCTAACTTTGCTATTGATATAGCTAAAGAGATTGACCGATGCAAAGTGAACAATAAGCCGTGCTTTGTTTTGGAACGATTATATGAAGAGATAGTTTGGCTTAAATGTGAAATCTCAAAATGAAGGTATTATGAATAAACATTCTTATGCTGCCGCATTCGCATTAATAGGTGCAGGCATCGGTGCATATATTTCAGCAGAAAGCAAAAGTGGCAATTTTCTACCTGTTATACATGGTCTGTGTATTGGATGCTTCTTAGGATATTTCTTTGCAGGTCTAATATCCGCAAAGAGTAATATCTTACAACGAAGCTTTCAAAAACTTGGAGATATTAGAGGAAAGCAATTAGAAGAGATTATATCAGCGGTCGGAGATTATACTTCATCTCAACCCTGCAATATCACAGATAGAAATAATGAGCAGGGTATGTTCTATACGTGGATGGAGGATAGATATTCTGTTACTCTTCTTTTTGGAGCTGACGGCAAATGTATAGGAGTCCATAAAGAAACGAGAATATGAGCAAACGTAGGGTTTACAGCAAATATACATTAGATGTGATGGAGCGTTTCTTTGATGCAATAGAAGAGTGCAGAAAGAATAAGCTAATCAAAAGCTATACTGATTTCTGCAAAGATAATAACATCGATAAGGCTCACTTCTATACTCAGAGAAAAGACTTAAATAGAGGCTTCTTTGAAGTTGGATGGCTCGTTCCATTGACAGATAATTGTGGAGTATCTTCTCTTTGGCTATTAACAGGGAAAGGTATGATGTTCGTGAAATAAATAAAGGCGGTCAATACAGACCGCCTTTATTTTAATCTTCATCTTCTTTCTTTTTGAAGAACTCAGGTATATTCGCAACAGCTTTCTGCTTATTCTTATCAAGCACCTTTGCATAAATCTGAGTTGTATTAAGTTCTCTGTGTCCGAGTAGCTTTGATACCGTATAAATATCGGTTCCAAGGTCAAGCATCATTACAGCGAAAGTATGCCTTCCGCAATGGAATGTAATTTTTTTATCTATTCCTGCTCTTAATACCCATTCTTGAATAGTTTTATTCGTGCATGATGGTGAGTGAATATCCTGAAAGACCTGCTCATTCGCCTTTCCTCTTTCGCCCATCAGCTCCGCAGCCTGTGGAGTGATGTCGAGATATTCCTGCCCTTGCGTCTTTTTCTGCCTGAATATAATTCGGGTGAAGTCGCCCTGTTGATGCACCTCGCTCCAAGTGAGTTTGAGAATATCACTCCGTCTGAGACCTGTCAGGCATGAGAATAGAAAAGCTGCCTTGATGCGAGGATATTCGCATTCTGTCTGAGCGAGCTTTCTAACCTCATCGATGGTGAGATACATTCTCGTTCCCTCCTCTGCTTTGAAGTTCTCGACATTACGGGCAGGATTGAAAGGGATAATCCTATCCTCGAAAGCCTGATTGAGACACGCCCTGAGCTTATTGAAGTAACTGAGTTTAGAGTTTCGGGCGAGAGGCTTATCCTTGATACGAGTGCGGTAATCATGCGCCCAAGCAACCGCCTCATTTTCGAGATAATCATGGAATCCCTGCACCCATTCCTGAGTGATATTGGCAAAGGTCAGTTTCTCGTTCTTATCATAGATTAGAAGATGATGCAGGCATGAGAACCAATTTCCCCAATTACTACGACTCTCAGCTCCGAGCCTCTTTTGGCACATCGCACGATAATAAGGATAGAATAGGGTATCGGTCGCAAATTCTGATTTGAACCCATATACGCCGTTCTGCATCTCGACAATCCTCTTTGACTTGATGGAGTTGGCGAGTTGCATGGTCTGCCGATTCGTTTCCTTATCTTCTTTGTTACGCTCAGGGATGAGATAGAGCTTCAGGAACTCATAAGTTCTTTTTCCGTCTCTATATATATCAAGATAGAGACTAATATTGCCGTTCTGCAAAGGCTTCTGTCTGACCTTTATCGGCTCTTTGATTTTCTTTTGTTTCGCCATATACTGATGCGTTGAATATCGATGTCATTTTTGTTACTTTTGCGACCCGAAATAATCGAGTAACAAAACGGTAACACGAATATAGCACTTCCTTAGCATAATAACGACATGAATGGAGATTTATTGTTATATGCCGCCAATTTGCTCAAACCATTGCTTTGTTGCTGTTTATATGCTGTTAATGTGCTGTTAGGGTGTCAATCTAATTTGTTGATAAAATCCGCTCTACTTTCCGATGCAAAAAGTAAGGATACGCACCCTGTATCGCTATTATTTCATTGAATATCAACTATATACATTCGCGCCTTGAATTGCTTTGAGTTTCAAAAGTAACAAATCAGCAACAAAAAGCCCTCTCTTAACACTCTTATGTGCTTTGAGAGGGGCAATTTCAACGCAACGTTGCAAAATTAATAATAATTTATGATATGTGCAAATATGCTCCATATTTTTTTACCACTGCAACAGTGTGTATCCTACTCCAATGCCGATATACGGGTGTATCTTGTCGGGAGTGATGCCAATGCCAGATTGCAGTGATATGTTCCACCGCTTAGGTGGCTGCTTGACGGTGACGACGGTGTTGTTAGTTATATGTTGGTTGTAGTGGTATATGCGGATGCTGTCGAGCGAGGGGTCTATGCCGGAGACGTAAGCCGTATAGTCGCTGTCAGAATATACCTTTTGTGTTACCGGGAGACGGACGAACACAGTGTCAAGTACCACGGTGTAATCAGTTGCCGCTATCTCGTCGTATCGCAGCGTCTCCGCCGATTGGTGCGATGGGAGATAATGCGTCACCTCTACATACTCTGTCACGGTATCCGTCACTGTCACCGTATCTATCCCGCCGCCGCTCTCATTGAGCGATACGCACCTCTGCACCCCGAAGTCAATCAGGGGGAAGATGGCGCAGGTTATAAGTAGATTATTGCTGTCCGGTAAAACTCAAAAGTGCCAGATAACCCTGTCCGAAGCCCAGTAAAATCAGGCTTCGGACTTCTTTTTTCCAAAAGCAAGCCCCCCTAATCGAAAAGCGAAGGTTCTGGTGGTGCTTTTTGCTCCTCCTTGGTCAGAATGTTGTTCCATGTTTTGTCAGGATTTTCCATAAATGCGACAAAGTCAATGTAGTACATAAGCGTAAGGCGCACCATGGTGACAACCTGGGAGAATGCGCAATTCCTTTTGATGCTTCTTGAGAGTACGGTGATGAGCAGATTGGCTATCAAGACCACCCATGTTTGTATCTGTATGGCATTGACGCTGTCTCCGTAGAAGAAATGAAGTGGAAAATTCTGTTTGAGCTGCTTGTACAGAGATTCTATCGCCCAACGGAGACGGTAAATCTCGGAAATATCCTCTACCGAGAACTCAAAGTTGTTAGTCAACAACACGACAGGTTTCTTTTTCTCGTTAAAGATTTCCACTCTTCGTGCCTCATGTGTCAGTTCGCCTCTGGTGAACAGCACCTTCTGGTCTATATGAGTTACAAGACCGTCTGGATTGACGTAAGTGGTTGATTTTAGTACCTTGTAATTGAGATTCTTCTTCATTTTCGTGACATAGCACACGCCTTCCTCTGTGAGCCGTTGGAACTGGGCAATATCCATATACCCCCTGTCCATAGCCAGCGTGGAATCCTTGGGGAGATGAACTTCCTTGAGAAGGTAGTGGTCATGCTTTGCGGCAGATGTGAGCTGCACTACCATCGGTACGCCCACATGATATTTCATCACGGTATGAACCTTCATCCCGCCTTTCTTCTTGCCTGATTTGGGATGCCGCCCAACTCCTTTGAGTATGTTGTCAAAGAGGGTGATTGTTGTGGAGTCCATCATATATAGCAGCCTTTCCCAGTCTTTAGGTTCGTGAGTCTGCCCCTTGTAATTCTTGGGAGGGCGGCTGTCCGCTAAAAACTTCGCATACTTCTCCAACAGATACGAATATACACGGGCAAAGAACTCCTGTGGGCGGCGTATGTTGGCTTCGGCAAGCGTGCTTCGCCTGACCAGATAATCCATTCCAAGATGCCCGAGTTTATGTGCCTCAGCCTTCATGCCTATTTCGAGTTCGCGAAGGGAATCAAAGTGTTTAAGGATGCCGAACAACATTACGACGAGATGTTGGTAACCGTCAAATCGCTTCACGTAAGCCTCGCTTCCCTTCGTTTCACGGCTTATTTGAAGAATTTTCTCCTTGTCGAGTAACTTTAACACTTGACTATAGACTGGCTGTCCGGTAAAATGACTATCTTTGCTCATGGTTATGTTTTATTTTTGCAACAACAAAGATAACCAAAAGGGCTGATACTTCGTGAGAAGTGTCAGCCCTAATTTATCTGGTTTGCAAAAGTTTTACCGGACAGCAATATAAGTAGATAAAGAAGATTCTTCATGCCACGGCAATTAATGTTGTGATATAAACAGAAATGAAGCAAGCCACCTCGCACCACAAGAGCCACTTGTCACGCTGCATGATGCCGATGAGAGCCACGGCGTACCATACGAGCATGAGAGGCTCAACGTGCAGGACGTAGATGACTGAGATGAACATCGAGAAGCACGCCCCACAGACATGCACGTCACGGTTGTTGTCATCCTTATAGTCGGGGGAGAAGCCCACAAGTAACATGCAGAATATCATGAGTAGCGTGACGATGCTACCCCACGCCTCCATGACAGGGACGAGGAGAAGCAGGATTGCCGCGACAAAGGGGATGGTGAACCATTTACCTGTCACATAATAGCATGCGCTGATACAGTCGATGCTGTCCTCTTTCTCGCCTGTGATGACCTTTTTGGCGGCGTAGAGGATGGTTAGGACCATAAGGCAGAGTGATGTGAATGTAAGATGTACCATAGCGATTTTATACTGTGAAGTTGAGCATTTCGGGATAGCCTTGCGTCACGTCATAGTTCTCCACCTCTTCGAGGGACGTGAGGGCGTTGGCCTCCTCTGCCGCCGTTGTAGCGTTCTCAGTAGCATTGTTCGCTGCTGTCGTCGCTTCCTCTGCCGCTGCCAGTGCGGTGTTGGTGGCTGTGACACACTTCTCGTTGTTCACGATGCGCTCCTGCTCTGCTTCCTGCCGCTCGTTCTCGTTCTGTATGCGATTGTCCTCCGCTTCCGTGCGTTCCGTCTCTGCGGCGGCTCTCTGTGTCTCCGCTTGCTCCCTTGCAGCTTCTTTCTGCTGCCGTAAGGTCTCCGCTTCGTCACGGCTGCTTTCGGCGGTCTGCCGTGCGGCTTCTGCGGCTGCTCTCTGCCTTTCGGCTTCCGCTCTTTGTGTTTCCGCATTGCTTCTTGCAGTCTCGTTGTTGGCTCGGAATGCTTCTGTGGCTGTTCGTTGTCTTTCCGCTTCTTTCCGCTCGTTCTCGTTGGCGATGCGCTGCTTCTCTGCATTGGCTCTTGAGGTCTCTGCTTGGGTTCGTGATGTCTCTGCCGCCGCTCTTGCTTTCTCCGCTTCGTTTCGTGCAGTTTCGCTCTCCGTGCGCTTCGTCTCGTTTGATACTCGCAGGCTTTCTGCTTCCTGCCTTGCGGTTTCGGCTTTTATGCGTTCAGCTTCTTTCGTGGTGCGAGTTTCCTCAGCTTCGGTGCGAGTGTTCTCCGCTTCCGTTCTGAAGGTTTCTGCCGTCTGTCTCTGTGTCTCAGCTTTGGCACGTTCGTTCTCCGCCGCCTTTCTCTCGTTCTCTGCGGCTGTCCTCTCCGCTTCGCTATCCATGCGCTGCTGTTCCGCTTTGGCTCTCTTGATTTCTGCCGTCTCCACATCTTCCGTGAGTGCCACCATTGCGGCTATTGCTTGATTACATCCTTCGATGTCGGCATCATGCCCGGGGTCTCCTTTGATGACGGTGGGGAGGAGATTGATAACGGCTTCGGGGACGAGTTCTTCCGGGTAATAGTCGCTTGCGCCGTTGGTGAGTTCCACGGTGCATTGCTCTCCGCCGATAAAGAACGCCGCTGCCTTGCGTGTGACGTGGCGGAAATCTCCGTCAGGCATCTGCGGGTCAGGGACACGGATGTCTATCTCTACGGAAAGTGTGCCGAGTGGCAGGCGGTGGTTGTCGAGGAGACACAGCATCGCAGTGCCGGTAACGACACAGTTAACCGTCTCGCCTTTGATGTACGAGCAGACGTATTTATCTACTCCATATCGTCCAGCGGAGAAAGTGAATGTGACATCCTCGCCGTGGTAGTTCTCTCCGAGGTCTATTAGGAGCTTCAAATCTTCCTTGCGGTTTTTTCTAATTGTTTTCATGATGTCGGCCTTTAGATGCTGATTACGGATGTCTCAACTGTCTGCCTTGCCATCTCGCAGTACTCCTGGACTATGGCGAGGACGGTGGATTGTTCTGTGTTGTCAGTGACGTAGAAGTTAACCGACGGAGCGGTGTAGTAGGAGAATGTCGCCACGGTCTTTCCGTCACGGCTGACGCTGCCGTTGGTTATCCTTCCGTTGTCGGATGCCGTGATGTCCTTGCGGTTGTTCACTGCTACCTCTGCATTGACTTCGTAGTTGTCGTGTGTGGCTGTTACGGACACTACCGCTGCCACGATTGTTTTTGTAGTGATTTCCATAATCTGATGTTTTATTTAGTTTATACCAAATGCTGCTTTCGCCCTTTTTAGATATGTTTCTCTCTGTTTCAGTCCGTTTGTCCCTCCGTTGATGCGCTTGGTGATGTCGAGCAGGCGGTCACGGTCGGCGTAGTAGTTGAGTGCCTTTTGCTTCCAGAACCACATCGACGAGCGCACTGCTCCGATGGGTCGTGCAAGGAGTTCCGGCTGTGAGACTACATCAAAACCGCAGTAGGCTTTGTATTTCGTGTAGTTCGCACGTCCTGTGAGCTGTATCAGTCCTCTGCCCTTGTACTTCACTCCGTCGCCCTTCTGGGTGTTGCCGAGGTCTTTGCGTCCCTCGTATGCCTTTCCGCTGGCTATCTCTTCCGAATAACGGAATCCTCCACTCTCGTGCATTATCTGCGAGAGATAGTGCGCCCAACGCAAGGGTGTGGTGATGTCAAACTCGAGGGCGTAGGTGTTGAGATACCCTACGAGCCGTTCGATGGGATAGCCTTTGAAGTTTGCGTTGGCACGGATGTTTGCCACGATGTTAGGCTCGATTTTCTGCAAGATTTCGAGTGTTATGTTCATGTCGTTTCTGTTTTATGATTGTTATTCTATGTCTTCTATCTTTTATAAATTTTTGGAAAATTAGAATTTTTGCGGTCAGAAATTAGAATTTTTCCGTTCCACTTTTCCACTTTTCGGGGAAAAATGGAATTTTTCTCGTCATTCATTCCACTTTTCCGTTCCGCTCTTTCAATTTCTTTCCATTTCTTCCAAAGACTTGAAAGAATTAACGGAGCTTTACCAAATTGTACTGCACTCCCACACCGATATACGGACTTATGGCTTTGCCGTCAAAACCTCCTCCTGCCTGTATGCCGAACGTCAGGCGTGGCATCCTGTCTCTTGTGACGGTCACTGTCCTGCATGTCGAGCGGACGGAGATGGTGTCGAGAGATGGGTGTATGCCGCTGATGACGGCTCTATACAGACTGTCCTCATACACCTTGCGCTCCACCGGGAGTGTGACGATGATACTGTCACGTAACATGATGGTGTCCGTGAGTGCAAGTGTCAGTGTGTCGGTGCGTATCACGGTGCGCCCTGTCGGGATTGGACGCACGGCTGTCACGGTGTCGTGGCGCACGACGGTTACGGTGTCGGTGCGAAAACCGCCGTTGCCGTGAGGCAAAAGATACCCAACGACCCCGGCGGTCATCACTAAACCAACTAAAAACATTATGAAAAAAAAGTTCCTCATTTTTCATTGGATTTGAATCCGTCTTCCACCGCTTCCCCGATGTCAGGCGACTTGTGTTTAAGATAGGAGACGAGTACTGACCGAAAGAAGCCTTTTACGGTGCGCTCCTTGACTGTCATGCCCCGCAGGAAGAAGAAGTGTCCGAGCAGGCTTTTCAACTCGCAGTATATGGCGAGTGACATTGCGCCTACGACGGCATAGATAAAATCCACGCCGAGGGGGTCGAGAAATGCCATGCCGAGTATCACGCCGACGCAGAGCCAGAGCATATAGTCGATGAACTTGTTGCAGGTGCGGCGTATGGCTCTTGACGTGCGCCAACGGTATTCCAACTGATGCGCCGTGTCATTGTCCTCCACAGCCCTCTCGTAGCGTTTGCGGCTTTCTCCTTTGCCGTACCAAAAATCTGCCACGACTACAATCACTACGAGGAGTATCATCCATTTGCACCGGAAGAGGATGTCAAGCATCTCCTGCTGCATGAGGAGTATCATCCCGCCTCTCGTCCCTGTGTTCATTACGATGTCCTTTGTCATTCTGCTTTCATTCCGAGGGTTTCAGAAATTGCCTTGTATAAAACATAGCCGTAACCCATATGCTTGACGGTGTCGGTGATGATTTTCGATTCCTCTTCGGTTACGTCCTCGTCGTTGCTGGAGTGATAGAGGCGGCGTGCGAGCTCCACTTCCTGCAAGGTCTTGCCACGGAAATAGAGGTGGTTACAGAACTCGTTCTTGATGTCAACTTTCTGCTCTTGCCCTTCAAGGGTCTTAATCGTGATGCGTGATAGATTGATTTTCTTCATTGTTTTGTTGTATTTATGAGTTTTTTATTGCTATATATCCTCTGTCGTTGTTTGTGTTGACTGAGCCGTCTTTTCGGTATGTGACGTAGATGGTGTGTGTGCCTCCGTCGTTGGCGTAATCGACTTCTTTGAAGTTGCTGATGCCAGCGGCGGGGTCTTTTTGCGCTCCTCGGGTGTGTGCCTTTGCTCCTGTGGAGTTGTAGGCGGGCGAGGCGGCTGGCTGTGTGTCGATGTCCCATGCGATGGTGTAGTCGTAGTTGGATTCGGCGTATGAGTTGATGTAGAGCTTGAAGCCGGGCTTGTTCTTGATTGTCAGCTTGATGGTGGCTGTGCCGCTGCCTACGTTGTAGTTGGAGAAGGATTCGTAGATGGTGTAGCCGGAGATTGCCACCGAGGACGCTTGCCACTGGTCTTGGAGGTCAACGGCGAGGGATGGCGTGGTGTCGCCGCCGCCTCCGCCGCTTGATGAGCCGTTGTTGTAGTCCTTGATTCTTATATCCTGCGAAAAGATGATGCTGTCCGTGATGTTGTTGTAGTAGAACTTGATGAAGCACGACATGAGGCGGTTTGACACCTCAACCGTCTGCGTTCCTCCCGACGTATTGGTAACAAAGATATTGTCGGGCAGCATGAAGCGTATCGTCACGCTCGAGCCTTCTGCCACGTCCACCTCTTCAGTCTCCACGCCTCCGACATACATCTTCGGTATCCTCATGAGCGGCGTGTCTTTGCTCCCTGTGACGAGGTTGTTGTACGCACGGACGAAAAAGAGGCTGCGTTTCAGTGTCACGGCTTCGGCGGTATTCGTCAACGTGAGGTCGAGGTAGCCGCTGTATCTGTAATCAGACTTAGGATAGTAGTAGTACATTTCCCCGCCGTCTATTGGTATCTGCCCGGTAAAAGTGACCAACGGCGGCGAGGTGGGGTTGAGGGCGAAGCCGTTGCACGTCTTGTTGTGATGAAAATCGGACGTAAGGACGAGTTCGCCGTATGTCTTGTTCACTCCATCGTTCGGCATGATGAGCCACTGGGCGTTGCCGGGCGCGGCGGTGAACGATGTCGTGGCGTGGTTAGTGGCGAGGAAGGCGAACGTCAGCCGCTCGCCGAATGAGAAGGGCAGGGTGTTGATTTCTGCGGTCGTGACCTGCACCAGTTCCTGTATGCCTTGCGTGACACGGACATAGACGCTGCCCCCGGAAGCGGGGGTGACGAGGACGGCGAGGTTTGAGAGGGTGTCGAAGATGGCGAAATCCGACACTTGCAGCGCATACACACTGATGATGCCTCGCTGCTCAGTGAGGGTGATGATGCCGGCATAGTCAAAGTATCTGTTGACGGTGACACTCGTCTTTGCCACTGCAAAGGCGTTGTCCTGGTGGGAATAGTTAATGAAGTCGGCGAGGCGGTATAGCTCGTTGTAGTCCTTGCCTCGAGGACGGAGGTACGTCCACACGTCGTTGATGCAGGATGCTATGTTCGTCGAACTCCTCATGTCGGGCGGCTGTATGCCGTGGTTCTGCCGCCGCATCTCTTCGTCACGGTCGCTTTTCGTGCTGTCGCCGTCCTGTTGGAAGAACATAATACTTGAGCGAAACGGCTTATACTTTGCCCACATATTGATGTTCGGGTGGGTGCAGAGAGCGGCGAGGTCGAAGGTGTCGCGGGTGCTGACCTGCTGGAAGTCCGTCTGCGAGCGTTTGAGGACTTCCGAGACGGTGTGTATGTCAACGGGGATGCCTATTATAGGATTGATGTCTGCCATATTATACTGATGTGACGCTTACGCAATAGAGTTTGTATTTCTTTCCGTTAACGGTGATATAGACATACGAGCCGTCGGCGTAGAGGTCGGTGATGCCGTGGTCGGCGGCGGTGGAGCCGATGCTCAGCATGCCGCCCGCCTCTACATGCAGGCGTTCGTCGGCTGCAAGCCATGGTGCTGTTATCCATCCATCCGGGTCAACGGTCGCGTTTCCGTTAAGGATGATGTCGCAGCCTGATGCTGCGTGCAGATAAAACGTGCCGTCGCTTTCTACGGTATTGGCCCTGACACTTGCCGCCGTGAGCTGCCCTGTCAGCGAGAGGTTAGCGAGCTGCGTGATGCCGCTGCCGAGCCCGGAATATGCCGCTATGCCGCCTGTGGCGTAGAGATGCACCTGTGCGCCGTTCTGCCCTGTGACGTAGAGGGCGTTGTTTGTGGTGTCGTAGCGCAGGTAGGCGTTGCCGATGCGGAGGGCGGGGTCGGCGGTGGCAGAATCGAGCTTGAGCACGCCGTCTTCCGATGCTATGAGGCGTGAGGTGAAATCGGCGGTGGACGAGCCGAAGTGGAAGTCGATGTATGGCGTAGCTTGCGACAGTTCTATGCCGCCGTCGCCGAAGGAGGTGTAAATGCCATATGACGGGTTGCCGAAATATCCGTTCGGGGCGGCGAACCAGTAGCCATCGACTTTTGGCATGTCTCCCGCCGTAAGAAAATGTGTCTTCGTTACACCGCCGACACGGAGGGAGATGTCGTCTTCGGGGTTTTGGTTGATACCCATAGGTTGCCATATCCTCACCCTGCCGTCGAGGTTGATGGTGGCTACAGTCGGACCTCCTGTAAAGCCTTGGTGTACACCGATGTATGCCGCTGAGCCTTGGGTCTGCGTAGTGCGGTTTCCACCGATATATATGCCGTCATTCCCAAAGAAGGTGTATTCGAGGAGAAACGCCCAGTCCCGTAAGTAGCTCCTGCCCGTAACATCGAGGTCTTTTGATGTGAGGCGTACGCCTGTGTAATCTCTGAGCACACTGATAGCCGTACACGTCCCGGAAGCATCGGTGCAGTTGACTTGTATAGGTTCGAGAAGGAGGTTAGTGTGATTGCCGACAAAGATGATGTCATACGCGCTGCCGAGCAGGCGCAGGGCGACATATACCTTGCCGTTGTATGTCACGACGCATGGCTGCATCCACTGTGAGTTGGATGTTTCGGTCAGTATATAGTTTGTGGAGTAGGACACGCAGGCGTTGACGTGCCACGTTCCAGTGCCATAGAGATTTCCGCTCCTAGCTCCTGACACCGTGCCGCTGATGCCGTAAAGAGGATGTCCTGTACCCCACGACGCCCACTCGCTGGCGTTGCACACCTCTGAGATGAGCAGGTAGGTGGGGTAGCCGCTGTTGTCGTTCTTGCTCCAGTACTGCGTTTTCAGTCCGTTGTGATCTCCGTACGACGCCCCGAGCTGGCTGGTGTAGGCAGCGTAGGGCGTGATGACGTTGGATAGCATATCACCGTTCTCGTCCATGAGGCGCAGGTATTTGCCTACGGCTTTCAGCGACTTGCCGTAGCCCGTGATTTTCTGCGCATCGACGTATGACTGTGTGGCGTAGTTTTTTGCATTGACCCAGTCTTTGATTGTTTGTTCGCTGTTGTCGATGAGCGTGGCGACTTGGTTTTCTGTTGGATAGCCTGCGAGGGCGGCTGCTGTGATGTAGCCTGCGTCGTTAGGGAAGACGGAGACGGCGGGCTGGGTGTCTGTGAGCCATGCGGGCTTACCCTCCAGCTCCGCCCATGAGCTTGCGCCACCGCCACCTTCGGGGGCGTAGATTTCCACGCCGTTAATGGTGGCTATGTGTACGCCTTCGTTTAGTATCTGCTGTACATCGACGGATGCCGTGCCGCCGCCTTCGGACGTACCCGAAAAACCGTAAGCTGAGATGCCGCCAACGGAGAACAGATTATATTTCGCCTTGATGGCATAAACGGCAGGCTGCGTTACATTTCCGTCTGCATCTATTTTGGCATCTGATACGGTCACAAGTTCAAAGAGGTTATTGACCGTATATTTAGAGTATATCTGCGTGTAGCGGTTCGCGTTCTTCTGTGATTCGGATATAGTCAAATCAGCTACCTTGATTGCCTGCATCGACGAGCTAAACGATGACTGCACAACCTTGTTCGAGAGTTCTATCGTAGGTGAATGAGGCTTATTGATATATGTCTTGATGGACGTGATGCGTATCAGAAGCCCCTCAGCTGCCATTGCGTCGTCAACGAACGATATATAGCCGCCAATTCTTATTTTCCCACCGATGGTCTCCCAATTCTTCTTAGACCAGATGCCGTCAAGATTGGCGTTGATGGTGAACCGCGCATCCTCTCGCTCATACAGCATCTTGGCGGCTTCACGCATCATATCCCATTCTGCGCCTGTCTTCGTCGCTTCATCGTTGATATAAGCGTCGGGCAGCATACAGCCGAATACGGCGTATCTATCTCCGTTAAGCGGTACATAATCACCTCCAGGCATGACAATGCCGTCTATCTCTTGCGGCACTATTTCAAAGCGTCTGTCAGCGTGTATGTATTTAGCCTCGAACTCTTTGCCTGCAAGCATTCCCGACTGGAAAATGACCGTCAATGACTGTCCTGCAATGAGGCATTCTTCGTAGTCAAGCGTATCGGGTATCGTATCGTCCACAATGTCAAAGAGATTTCTATCCGCATCGACTACGACGAGAGCGGAGACCCTCCCGATACGTTGCGGATATACCGATGTGCAGTTCAGACTGTCCTCAGCATCGGTCGAAGCCCCTGCTGCATTGGTGATAAACATCCCTGCCGCGTCAGATTGGTATGTCCTTGCATTGGATGCGATATAACCCTCTTCTCCTTCGAAGCGGGTTCCGTCATAGCTTATTTTGCCGCTCTTCGGGAGATGGAGCGTCGATGCTTCATACCTACTCCTGTCGATATTCTTGTCTCCTCCTTGAACGTACAGGATACCTATCTGGCTTTCGTTGTAATTGCTTCTCGTAATATTGGGCAGGAGACCGTTTCCTTTGCCGTATGACAGTTGCAACGGCTCATCCTTATAATACTCAACCTTGCGAAGATTTATCGTCTTTCCGATAATCTCATATTCGGTGTTAAACGTGTTCGCTATCTGCTGCAAGGCTTCGAGACAGTTATTGTGGCTGAAGCTGACCGTCGATTCAACCGCGTCAATGCACTCGCCCGCTGCCCAGCCTTCGTCCCGTAGGTTAAGATTGCCGATTATCAGCTCTAAAAACTCATGAGGCTTCGCCGTCATGCTGAACTCCAGCCTTCCGTCAATGAGGTTTCTCAGCTTCCATCTTTTCGCCGCCTCGCTCTCGGCGCACATAGTGACAGTATATTCGTAGTTCCTTGAATTGACTTTCTTTACAACAGGCGGCTCATATAATACATATCTAACCCCGTTAATGGTCACGAACGACATCATGGGCAGTGCAATATACTCGCTCAGACTGAATTTTATGACAGCCTGATGCTCGCCCATAATAGCGTTAGATACATAACTCGCGTCGTCGCATATCACATCTAAAACCTCTATGTCGCCGTTATATATTTTCATTCTTAATTCTCTTGTTAAAAATGAGAGTCAAAACAAGTTCGCACCATATATGACCATTTCGCATTATCTCAAACTTGCTAACTGAATTACTCTTATAGTAGCACTCGTATTCGAGACCAAGAATTGAGAAATGGAAAGTTCTTGCCTCAGGCTTCAAAATAATAGCGAATAAGCTATTCCATCGCTTCCAAAACTCATCTATACTATCTGTGTTGATAAGTAGCTTCAGTGCTACATCTTTTGGTTTGAAAGTGACATACTTCTCATCGTATATCAATCCCGACAAAGATGCACTATCTACAGAAAGATTAGAACGCACATTAGGAACTTTCCTGATAGCATCATCGCTACCTCTGAGTACGAATACCCCGAATTGCGAGAAATCAATCCCATCAAGTTTATATCCGAATTGACGGATGCCTGATTCTCCATAATTATAGTATTCACCTTCGGGTATCTTCGGAAAATCGTCTGCGAAAGATAACGTGAGCTTGCCGAGCTTTATAAATGAAGAAAAAGAACCATTCTGTGTCAGTCTTAAACGATATGTCTTTCCTATATCTACGAACTCAAAAGAATGATAAGCACCTGTCGAAAGCTCATCGAATAAGGTTTCAGCATAATCGATATTTACGATACAGAACTGCATCGAAAAGCTCTTGCTATCCAATACAGGAGAGGTTAGGTCAAATTCCTCTCCATCGAACTCAGGCCATTCGGTGCTATCTATTTTTTTGAATGGCGGCATCTGTATGAGAGATTTATAGCCGCCCTTCTCGACAAAGATGCCATATTCGACCATAGCATCTTTACCATCGATGAATAGTTTTCCTTCTCCTCTCATATCAATATCTTAGCGTGGTCGTTAATCGTGTATGAAACTGAAGATTGGCTGTCTTTATCTATTTTCACTACTGAATACCCTGAAGCATATATTGTAGCAGAAGCACCGCACATCGCTATTATGCGATTTCCTGCGGTCTCTTCGCATTTTATCGTCGCAATGGTATTTCCCACAACGAAAGCTTTTTTAGGCTCGGAAATCGAAATTTTTCCGCAATCTATATATACCCCGAATTTCTCAGGGTGATACTTCTTGAATTTTCGGAATATTGATAGGTCGGGGAAATTATAGGTGGTCAAGAACTCTGCACCCTGTGGAGTGAATATCAGAGCGCATAAGGCTTCCAAATCTTCATCCCCTCGGAACATCGAGCAAAGAGATAGCTTGCTCGCCATATCATAGCGAGCATTATTCTCACATTCTCGTTGGGCTTTCAACTTGACTTCTGCCCACTTCTTCTGTATCTCTTTAATTAATTCTCTCATATTATGACTTTATCTTAATTCCTCTTGTGGATATATCATCCATATTATCTTTAATATCTTTGATACCCTTGCTCATCGTATCGAGCTTAGTATTAGCTTCTGACGTATTCTTATCGATGTTGGTAACCTTATCAAGAATAGCAGAGCTTGTTCTGTTAAGCTCTCCCATACCTTGAACGAGCGTATATGTATGTTCCTGAATGGTAGTCAAGCGAGCGTTGTTTTCATCTACGCTTTCTTGCGATGCTGTGGCGATACCTCTGCTTGTTCCTTCACGTTCTACATCTCCTAAGAAGTATTGTTTAAGCTCTTCGGGTAGGTTATCGAAACTTGCAGAGAAACCATCTACAAGAGCATTTAGCTCCGATGCAAAATCAGCCATACTTCCGTTTACTGCATCAAAACCTCTGAATACTCCATCATCACCAAACCATTTCTTTCGGTATTTATCGAATATGCTTCCTATAGGTTTTTCAAGCAGTTCTTGTATCATCATTCTTTTGATGATGTCGGAAACAATATCATCTACCTTTTCTTTCCAAGCCTGTGCAGCATCTTCTCCTTCTTTGAATGCTTCAACAAAAGCATCACCGAGTTCTTTGGCAATATCTTCCGCTGAGTAGCCGATAATATCTTCAACCATCTCGTTGATGATATTAACCATCTCCTGAGCGTTCTCTTGCATCTGACGCTGCCACTCTTCTATCTTGCCGTTATCGGTATCTTTCTTACTATTTTCTTCATTTATTTGCTTTTGCAGTAATATCTGCTGCTCTGCAATATTTTCAAGCTGCTTACGAGCTTCATCATACTTCTTTGAGCCAAGAGCTTTATCAGAAGTGTAATCGAGCTTTGCATAATAGTCAGCAATCTTCTTTATACTATTCTGCATTATCTCGTTTTGGTATATACATCTGCCAATCCAAGTACCCCAAGAGCCATAATACTTCAATATAGCTTGATGTAGCTTCAATATCTCTGCCTCTGCTTCTTTATAAAGAGCAATGACCCTTTGCTGTGCATCGCCATATCTATCTCTCAATCGAGCAGCTTCTGCATTATCAAGCTCCCACTGAAGTTGGTCTATTCTTCTTTGCAGGTTCTCAATTTCTTTCTGCTTCTCTTCATCATTGTTAAATAGATTTGCAATAGCCGTTGCAATCTGCAAAGCTGCTGAGATTACTGCAAGAATTACCGATGCTTTCTCTATTGTAGATATAGCGGATGCTCCTGCTGCTGCCGCTGCTGTCGCTCCCTGAGAAGTCGCTTCTACGGTCGAGCCTACTCCTTTGGCTACACTTTTGCCTACATCTCCAATAGCAGAAATAACATCAGAAGTTGCACTCAGAACCTCATCTATGAAATCAATAGATTTACCGATGCCACCTGCGACATCGCTTCCAAAAGCCTCTGCAAGGTTCTTGGCTTTTCCTCCGAGGTCTTTTACTACTCCTCCTACATTTTTAAGCTGATTTGCAAAGGTCTTATAAGATGAGGTCAGATTATTCCGAGCATTGATAGTTCTCTGCTCTTCTGTATTTACTTTCTTGGTAGCATTATTGAGATTAATCTGAGCAGAAGCGAGTTTATCAACAGCATCTTTGTAAGTTTGACTATCCTCTGAAAGAGTTCCTTCATCTACCTGCTGCTGCAAATCATTCTTAATCTGCAAAGCATCATTATACTCAGCCTGACGTTGTGTGAGTTCAATCTGAGCATCTCTCCAAGAGGTCATCGCATTGATAAACTCGGTTTTCGCTGCACCAATATCTTTTAGAGACTTATGGAATGCTGCAAAGGGATTTCGGGAAGCTATCTCATTCTCCATCTTGGCGATTGCTTCCTGAAAATCTTTTATCTCCTCTGTACTCATCTCATTTTTAGCACTCTTGAAATAAGTCTGAACCTTATCTAAGGTATATTGAAGAGAGGAAAGAGATTGCTCATCGAGATTTCCGAATACACCTTCCCAATTTATAGAGGCTTTGAAATCTGCTGATTTAAGCTGCTCCATTTGTCTCTCAAAAGCATCGAATACAGCTGTTCTAAATTCTTCGGGAACACTATTCATTTCGGTTATCTGCTGACGCTCTAATAGAGCAATCTTCTGTGCGGTAGTTCCATATTCTTTTACCCACTCATCATAGTATTTCTGTCGGGTATTTAAGATTTGTTTCTCTCCTTGGTCGGTGATGCCCTGCAATACCTCGAAGTATTTCTTTGCGATTTCTGTTTGAGTGCCATCAGCATTATAAAGTAGTTCATTGACATAGTCATCGATAGTTTTCTTGCTTTCTGCGGTCTGCTCCCAAGTATCTTCGGTATGACCTTTCCCTGTCATATATTGCTCCTTGATAGCATTCTTGCGAATTTCTGCAAGCTGACGGAGTTGCTGCTTCCACGCTTGCTCTTTCTGATAGGTAGAGTATCTTATGTCATTCAGCTCTCGTATAAGACCTTCTCCTGATGCTTCGATTTCTTGCTCTGTTATCTTAGCATTGGCATCCTTTATAAAGCTCTTAATATCGTTAATATACTCGTTATAAATCTTCTTGTATTCACGAGCTGCTGCTTTGGCATCGAATTTAACTCCACCGCTTCCTCCTTTTCCTCCTTTCGGAGTGATAGTTGCAGGGTCAATATGAGGGTTTAAGTCAAAATTATCCCGAATTGCCTGAGCTTCTTCCATTGTTGCCCTATAACGTTCTAACCATTTATCCTGCTCGGCTTGGGCTTCGTTTATATCATCTTCATGTGAACTACTGAATAACCTTCCCCAAAATCCCTTTTTCTTATAGGCTTCGTTCTTGTCTTTTGCCTCTTGCAAAGCAATAAAAGACTCTGTATATTTATTTAGAATAGCTTGTGCCTCTGCTTCTTTAAGAAGCATATTGCAATAGGCTTCTCCTTTCTCCGTTAACGCAATCTTCCATTCTTCGAGAGACTCATAATAACCCATTGCTGAGCCATATTTTTGGTTCAGCTCTTCAACGAGTTTTTTCTCTTGCGCTTTCGTGCCGTTGAATTTTTCTATCTTGGTGATATAATCAGATATTTCAACGGAAGCCTTTGCGTATGCTTTTCTTCCTTCTTCAAGAAGTTTCTCATTTTCTTCAAGTTCTTTGCTCGCTTCATTAGCCTTATCTATAAATATAGATATAACGCTAATAATAGCTCCAATGGCAGCTGCAATCCATCCGAATACAGGGATAGATTTAATGGCAGCTCCAACCATTCTAAAAGCACCTGCAAGACCGATATTCGCTGCTGTTCCTGCAACGGCTGCACCTGTATTGACAACCTGACCTGCCGTATTCGCTCCTGTAGCAGCAGTACTTGCTGTTGAAGCCGCTACATTAGCTTGCTTTGCAGCTGTATTGGCAACCGTAGCCGTGGTATTGGCAACCTCAGCTCCTGTTGCTGCAACGGTGGTGGCAGTCTCTGCTGCTTGCTCTCCTGCACCGATTGCCAACAATTTATTCCACCACTCTTTGAGGCCATTGAGAGTAACGAGAATGAATGCACTATCTTTGTTGAGAGTTTGCTGAACTTGCTGCAATCCCATCGTGATAGCCATGAGAGACTGCACTTTGAGCATAATCTTCTGCAAATCCTCATTCTCTCCTGCAAAGAGAGCGACTGCGCCCTGAGCTGCCGACATCGCTCCCGATAATCCTGTCAATCCTGAGATAATTCCCTGCATTCCTCGTTGGTCATTGGCAAGGATATTCGCTTGTGCCTGAGCATCTCCCCAAGCATCGGTCAATCGTGCAGCTTCTTCTTGCAAAGCCTTATATTGTGCTGTTCCACGCTGACCTGCTGCCTCCATCTCAACCAACTCTATTTTAAGCTCACGAAGTCTCTGACGGAGAGAAGCTTGCTTCTGAGTATTCTTCTCTGTCTCTTGGGTGTTGGTCTTGGTCTTATTGGTAGTGCTTTCAATTTTTGATGCCTCTTGCTCTAACGCATTAGATTGTTTACGAAGCTCATTAAGGGATTTCTTTCGTGATGAAATCTCCTTCTCTATGGCATCTCTCTTCTGCTTTAGTTTGATATATTCACTATCATCACCCGATGAATAGGCTTTACTCATCTTCGATAATAGATTTTGGCTCTCTTGCTGTAGTTTAGCAATTACAGCTTCGTGCTTTTCGCATTCTGCACCGATAGCTCCTAACTGCTCTCGTATGGTAGTAGCAGAAGATACAACAGCCTCACTTTCTGCACGAAGTCCTTGTTCTGTCTGAGCGAGTGCATCAGCGGTCTTTTCGGCTTCTGCGATAATCTGCTGTCGCAAGGCTATATTCTCTTGTATAGCCTGCTTCTGCTGATTTAGAAGCTGAACCTCTGCATCGTCTGTTGCACTTACGTTAGAAAGACGCTCATATTCCGCTTCAAGCTCTCGTATAGCAGCTTTATTCTCATCGACAACACTATCTATCTGTGCAAATGCTTGACCTATGGTAGAAAGAGATTGAGATGCGTTCGTGATGAAGTTAATATCTACATCAGGAATATGGTTCAGCATCTCGGAAATTCGTGCGCTCTCAGATTGCACATTATCCCCGATAGCTGACACCTTCTGCTCGATATTATTCATACCTTCCTCGAAGCCCGACATATCGATTGCAGTGCCAAACCTTAAAGTTCCATCCTCTTCTTTCATACCCTTACAATTTCTTCGTTATCAAAAGTTTCGTTGGTGAATAAATCAGGATTGCAAGCATCTTTACTCTCATCGAAAAGAGGTCTATCAACTTCGCTCTTATCATTCGGCATCGGCACAGCTCTGCTATACATTATGGCATTGAGATATGATATATCGTAGAGTGCATATTTCTCTGATACTCCGAATATCTTAGCAATCCCAAGTACTGTCGCCCAAATGCTATCGTTTAGTGCGCCACTTCCTTTGTCGGTTTGAGAATGTTTGCCTCTGACAGGGAAGTGGTAATGGCGAAAAAACTCGTTATCTCTAATTTATTGAGACGCTTGACTACTATATCGAACAGCTTGGTAGGACTTACATTTTCCAATATAATCTTTGCAAGCTCTGCTTTTTTATCTACCAAAATCTTTCGCTCTTGCTTTCTGCGAATAAGACCGAATAGATAGCGTTTTTCGGTTATCTCAACTCTCTCTTCCACCAATCCCTTAGCTCCAAGAATAAGTATAGCTACAAGCTCTCCTAATGCGCTGAATTGCTTTGCATAATGCAGAACATAGTAAAGCACCTTTTCTTTCGGAATATCTTGCTCTACGATAGGAAAATGAGATATAATCTCAGATACGAGTATCAATGTGGCAATAGACGGAGGAGCAATCTTATATACCTTTCCGTCTATATCCATTTCTGCAATATCCTTTTCGAGAATAGCAGAAGCGACTAAATTCTCAATAGTGTTATCCATAACAAAATAAATTTTGTTGCGGGAGAGGGACTCGAACCCCCGACCTCTACATTATGAGTGTAGCGAGCTGCCAACTACTCCATCCCACTATTGGCTGTTCTCTCCTCCCGAACAGCAAAGGGGTGTCTTTCCACACGTCAGTTATCCAATCTTTCTACCTTAGCCTGATTTAGACAGAAGCCCAATCGGCTTCTTTTACTCGGAACTTCTTATACAGCTCTCCGTCTGCACAAGCGAGAATTTTGAAAGTAAGGTCAACATACGAACCTTCCTCTTCCGAAGAACCAGGACGGAATGATACATGCGTTCTGCGAGCCTTGATGCCGATTGCTCCGATATTCTTAGGAGTGAGCTTAACGGAGAAGTCATCAGAAACCACATTGGTCTTGACGGTAAGCTCGTTCTTATCCTCAGAAACCGTTGCCCCTGTAAACATGTTCTCCTTATCGAAGTCCATTTCCTTTACACGAGTAGTAATGGTTACGACAGGTTCGCCTTCCTCTTCTGCGACCACGATGCCGCCTGTTGCGGTGGCAGTCATAGTTTCTCCATCCTCAGTAGCGAGAGTGGTTGACTTATCATTGATAGTGCCGACATCTGAGAGTTCGGTCGCCATAGCGTCATTGTCGCCTGTCTTGCCGACCTCAATCTTGCACTTTGACCACGACATGATAATTTTCTTAGCCATAATCTTTTTGATTTATACGGTTATACGATTAAATTTAATTCTCACATAAATGAAATGCTGCTCTATATCTTCATTCTTCATTGTAGTAGGAGTGGTATCAGTCTGCATCCAATACTCGGTATTCTCATTGCCATTCACGAACTCATTAACGAGTTCCTGAAGCTCTCCTATACGCTTATGGTCAATAACCTTGCGCCCATCTTGGTAGGCAATATCAGGAACATAGATATTCAGAATGACAACACCCGATTGAATTTGTTCGTCAATACCTGCGAGATACTTAACTACCAAATCTTCGGTCTTAGCATCGTTAGGACGCATCTCAGAGCGATAAATATTGCCTTTTATGGCTGCACCAAGATTGCTCCCTTTGATGAAGGAATAGAAATCCCTTTCTATCTGCTGTTCTGTTTTTACTGCCATTATTCTACCAATCCTTTTAAGAGTTTTTTAGCGAGAGCTTCTGATTTAAGCTCTGCCGAAGTCAATACATCTTTGTGATGCACCGCTTCAACATAAGCCGCATATTTCATTCCTGCACATACTATAAGCACGATGCCCCAAGGATATTTTGCTTGCAAGCTCGTAAGTAATGCTTCTGCGGCAGGAGGTCCATCTTCTCCCTCGCCTTTCTTTCCCGAATACTGCTTTGATGCTCCGCTTACCACAGGCTTCCCATCATACAGAATAACATACCCGATAGACGAACGCAGGTTGCCTGTAATGTTGTTATAGCTTCCGCTCTCTCTTGCTATTCTGATACATTCCTCACCTATATAGGAGAGTTGGTCAATCAAGAGGTCTGCAATATCTTTCATCTTCGCTTTAAGACTTGTATTGAGCTTTCTCATTTCGGTCTTGCTAACGATGATGCCTTTGTATTTGCTATGAACGGAAACTTTCTTAGCCATATCAAACCAATATCTGCGTTCTTCCTACCGATGTAAGAGGTTCAGAGGACATCACTCTATACTCTCCGAGTTCTTCTCCCAATCTCTGCAATAATATGCGTCCATAAGGGAAAGAGGTTAGCTCTATCAGAATAGTGAAAGATGCTTGACGAAACTCGCCATCTTCATACTTCCCCTTCCGATTATCGCTATTTGTCTTGATTGAGCAGGGTATAGGTTCGCTCCATTCGGAAGAAGGAGCTATCACTTCGCCATACTCATCAATACCACCATCTTGAAGTATCTCGTATCGTAAAAAGCCATTAGTCCTCATATTACCATAGATTAGAGCCATCCTCTATTGTACGCAAGCTCTCAGGAATGAAATCCTCCGCATCAAGTCCATAGATATTACACCAATACTTGATACTCTCTTTGATTGCATCTTCCCT